TTATGGAATCGCTCTCCACGGTTTTTATAATTACTCTGTAATTATGGCAGGAGCTATGTTAAACGGACTGGACCCGAATGATCCTTAGGCTGTGCTTGCACTCCCATGGAAACATCTCTTAGTTTTAGCTGCTGCCGGTTTCACCCTGTGGTGGACCCTCAGGCCGCAGCAAACGAGAGTATCCTGGGGTGCTCGCCGACCCGAACGTCCTGCCGTGATTGATGTATCCCCGACACAACGAATTGAGTTTGAGCACAAGAGACTGACACCAGTTGACCTTGAAGCTTTGATTGACACGTTGGACGATCCCGCTCCTACCGGCAGGCAACTCACTTGGGTGGCCGATTTGGTCGATGATGCAGGGGCTTGGTCGCCAATGGGTCTGTCTAACGACCGACACCATGCTATCATGGTCGCAGGTCGGCTTGCCAAACAGCTTCGTCGGCCCGATGGGGGTCCAGTCGTCAGTGTGCCTTGGGATCGGCCCATCGTACTGATGACCCATTACTTGCATAACGCCGTCGTGAACCAGAACCTTCATGTTCTTGATTACGAGACACTGTGGCAAGGTTGGTATGAACACCAGATCAAAAGTGGACGGTCTGCGCGTTACAAGCAACTACTCGGCTTTGACGTGCGGACCCGTGCTCGACTGTTGTCCTCTGCCTCCCAGACCCAATGCCATCTCAAGCAGGACGAAGTTCTCTTCAAACACAGCTCTCCGAAAGGTATCTACGGAAGAGTGGTTGAGAACGTCGCCAGTGATGTCAACATGGTTGTCGGTCCCCTAGACTGGCATCTCACGTCGACCATCAAGTGTCTCAAACTCGAGGATGTTGACCGTTTTCTTGTAGGTCCCTCTTTTCTGGCTGTGTGTGCCCTTGGTCTGTCCAATGTTGAACTGGACATGATCTACAACACAGCTTTTCACAACAATTGGGAGTTGCTTCTTGTCCATGGTGACGACGTTTTCTACACAAACTTTCTTGCTAACGGTCTGTTCGGGGACTGGATTGAGTTCGATCTCTCATCATGTGATCGTAGTCTGCAGCGTCGTGCAATGGACGCCGAGACCTCAATTTTCCGTGCCTGGACAGATCTTCTGAACTACCGTGGTGAATACATAGACCTTTATCACCAGTTGTCCCGTTCAGTCGCCGCTAGCACCCGCACTTTGGGGAAATTCACTCTTCAACTCGACCAACGCCCTACAGGTTCCACACGAACCTCTGTCGGAAACAGCGTGTTGGTTATGGGAGTGTTTTTGGCTGCTTTTGAGGCCAATCCTGATCGTGATGTGGTCGGACTCTTGCGCACCGCGGAGTCCTATGGTTTGTTGTTGACGCATAGCAATGGTGGTTTGAGGACCGTTGGTACGTTCTTAAAAGGCTGTTGGTTGCCATCAGAAGATGGATCCCACCATTGGTACAAGCTGCCGTCTTCCGTGATGAAGGCTCTCAAGTGTGGCTCCAAAATGGGCATTCAGATGGCGACGCGAATCGAACGGCGCGAAATCGTGCCTCTCGATGTTG